CGTTCTGATTTAATTTTGTCCCACTCGTGGGGAAAGTCAATCTCATATCTTCGATCGTAATAAGCCGGTGGACGTACCTGAACGGACTTATGTTTTCGCAGCAGAGTAACGAAATCATCTGGATACACATCGGTATGATATTTTTCGAGCCAAGGTTTCCCGATGCCTGGCATACGGGAGCGGGCTACGCATTGCTCGGGCTCACGGTCGATATAGTGAAGAGGAGCAAATTTTCCGGTTTTCTTTTTTGTAACGTACCTCGCGACGTACGCTGCGGTCTCAAAAGAAAAATTTGCAGTAACGGAATGACCGAGTGTCCAAAGTTTCTCTAAAGACTCAGAACGAAAATAATCGAACCCTCGATGAGTTTTCCAATAGGTTCGATCGTCGAAGTCGTGATTGAAAAGTAAAATGTGATAGTGAGGACGTTGAAATTTTTCTCCGTACTCTGCGCAGCCGAAGCTGCGGATTCCCTCACCGAACATTTTACGAAGACGCTTCATGAAATTAACAGGAGCAGTAGGACAGATCGATCCGATACCATGGTGAGTGAACTCTTTTTTTTTGTTGGTGCAATCCCAACAAAGTCCTCCCGGTAAATTTTCATTGCTGTAAGTGAGGGTGATGAAGGAGTTGCGATCGTAGCACTCAGCTTCGTGAACGCAGCGAACTGCGTTATCGCAGCTATGTTGGAGGCGACAGCCGACACACTGGCCACACTTACGTGTGACCGGCATGTCGATCCAACCCTCACGCGGATTAGAGACAATTGCTCTCTTTCCGGTTTTAGGGTTAACTGTCTTGGACCTGTAGCCAGTAAAAGGGTAGTAACACGGCACTGTTATTACTCTTTTCTGCTACAGGCGAATGCCGCCACGCATAACGCGGGCGCGATTCTTCTTATGAACCCTAGCTTTCTTCTTGAACAACTTCCTAGAAGTCTTACGTGATAACTTCTTTCTCCTCATAGCTTCTCCTTTTGTTTTACTGCGTTTTCATTCCGCTTCGCTTTTGGTTCCTGATCCTGCGGAGGAACACAAAAATGAAATACTCGCTTAAAGACTTTTTCTGTCAGCTATACGTCGATAATTTTTACAGATTACGAGACTTTTTCTTCGGAGATCCGTCCTCTGAAGACTGACCCCTCACGGACCCTTCGGGCCCCTTCGGTGTCAGTCGTGACAGTTACATCAAGTGAGTAACTGTCACGAAGATCCCAAAACTACGTTTTGGGCCCCTCGCCTGCCGCGGGCAAAGCCTGATCCGAAGGATCAGGCTTTCCATTTTTTTGATTTTTTTGACGCGACGCCTCTGCTCGCTTCTCAGCGAGTGTAGGCTCGCGTTCTTGAGAGAGACCGAGCTTAATCAGCTCGTGGGTATTAGCGGGGTTGCTTACGAAGGAAAGAAACTCGCTAGGCTCGTTATTAAACTTCTCGCGAAGTTCTGAGGGAAGAGCGTCGAACTGTTCCTGCGCTTTAATGACGGTGTCGAGTGCTTGCTGATAACTAGGTAGGTCCGCGAAGTTAGCGTATATCGGGTTTTGTTTTATTTGAGTTGATAATTGCCCGTTATGATTGAATTTGCGGACGATGGAATTGATGTCGCACTCTTGAAGAAAGGACCGCTTGGTGCGGCCTTGCTTAGGAAACGAGATTGAGACGCGTTTACGGGGATCGAAGATCTTTCTAGGGTTCATGGATGCTCCTCGGGTTAGGGACGTTTATGGACCCTGCCAGTGCGGTCTCTGAAACCTTCTGACGGGGTTTCTACTTTCGGGCCTTGGATTTTGAATCCGGGTTTGAACATGTCGACGATGTTGGCGCCTGTTTGGGAGAGCCGGTTTAATCTGTTGTTGAATGCATCGATAGGTGCGGCTTTGAGATCGTATCCGGCGGTGACTTCGTCGAGTTTAGATTTGGCCCTGACCGCAGGCATTTGCGCGTCGATTACCTCCGCGTTTTTTGAGGCCAGCTTCGCGTTCGTCTGAGCGAGCTTGTCCTGCGAACGCTGATAAGCGGCCGTTGCTTCATTGAGACCGATTTGCGACTCCGTCGCCTCGATCTCTTTTTTTAAGCGGCGAGCGTCTATTGCGGAGCTTACTCCGCGACTTAAAGTCTCGCCGACTTTGTTAGCTTGAAAGGACGCCTGCCCTCCGGACGGCGTAGATTGAGCCCCATGACCCATAGCGAGCATGGGATTGAGACCCGCATCTTTCATGCTCTTCATATTACGAGCGTAGGCGGTCTCCTGCATGGACTGTTGGAACCAGCGATTTTTTTGAGCCTCCTCAGCGGAGAGTGCATTCGTCGCTGAAGTACTGGCGGCATCTATACCGCCACCGATGGCGGCACCCAAAATGGGTGCCAGGAATTGAAGGAAGCCGCCGAAGACCAAGATGAACTCGAGGTGTTGTATTTCCATTAGAACCTCGAGAAGGATGCGGGAACTCCGTGGACAGGCATCGGTCGAGCGCACCGATAATTGAAATACATGTCCACGAGAAATTGAGGGTAATCCTCCGTAGTAATCGCGATGTTTCGCTCTACGGGAGGATTGTCCTGGATAAATGCATCGTCAAGAACGGGAAGGTCCGTGAAATCCTGAGCGTAATGGTAAATATCAAGGCTTTCCGCAAAGGTGGAGCGAAATTGGCCAGTGACAATAGAAGGCTTATACCGATACTCCGCGTATCGCTCATTGTAACCGAAAGGCTGATCATCCACGATTTCGCCAGCGTCGACGACTGCGGATCCTTGAGCGTAGATTTCCTTGTTGAGTACAGCTTGCTCTCCGATATTTGCGAGACCTGGCCAGTAGAAATCATACTTAGTTCTCCTTGAAAACATTCTATTGAGGCCTTGTTGATACCCGAGCTCAGCTCGGATGGACATTAGTCCGAGGAGGACTCCGTGCTCAACAAACGACTTAGAAAATCCTGCTCCTCCTTGGATGACGGCCATAGCTGCAAGAGTTCCTTGAGGTGCTCCTGTTGCAGACTGAGAAGTCTGAGGTATTGGCGAGAATGTGACCGGAGCAGAGCCGCCTCCGAGATACTCAGGTCGCTGAAGACGGAAGTCCGGAACAGTAACTCCGAAATGGGCGGGAACAATTTCGACATAGCGGGTGCCTCCTTGAGCGTCCCTTACGAGCAGAGCTTGCATCTGCATGGCAAGGAGAAGCGAATTGACGGTAGCTGCGGTTGCAGCTGAGAGATCGGCGTAGATCATGGGTTCGCCGTTCGTAGCGGCGTTACCTCGAATAGCAAACTGAACGTCCGCAGTGGCTCCGTCGATGACCTGATAAAACGGATAATTCACTTGAACAGGATTATCCGTTTCATAAACATCGGTATTGGTCGCGTAAACCTGGTTAAGCTTACCGATACCAATGACGGGAGCGGTGGTGCCGAGAGGAATAGAGACAGGGTCCCCTTTCTGAGGCCAGGGAAGACAAGACGTAAAATAATCGTGCCGCTTTCCGCGGCGTCTTAGAATGTAATCGGTATCGACATCGGGTCCGTCGTCTACGTCGACGACGGGAGAATCCTGAAGGTTTTCGTCGCGAAACCAGTCTCGCCAGATCATGTTGTATGCTCTCGCGTGGTAGTTCACGACGTTGAGATTTTCAATCTCGGTAGGGACGGAAAGATAATCGTAGAGAGATCCGACATCGAAGCCTCCGACAGGGGAGGGAACGATCGGGGTAAGAAAATCGATCGAAGAGTCGGGATCGGGTTTTCGTTCTCCCATAAGACGAACAAAGTTCGTCTGAAGAATACGAAGGGGAACGAAGAAGAAAAAGAAATCAGCAGTAAGATTGTCCATCGAAGGAACGATGGGCGTTGCAAGCCTCGCAAAGACGTTAACGTTGAGAGACATCGTGTCTCCAGGAACGACTTCGTCAGCGAAGATCGGATAGAGATACCCTGAATTGATCGTCGTCTTATGCCGGTGAGATCTGTCAAAGGAGGACCGCTGAATATTAGCGCTCGGTCCTTGAGCGAAGTTATGTGGTGCTGTTGGCAACTTTCCAGAAGGTCCTCCGAAACTCATTTAAGCCTCCCCTGCCGATGCTGTGTCGAGTGAATCGAAACCGCGAGCTCTCATGGGTGTAACCGTTGCGGGCTGAGGCATATGAGAGAGAACGGTACCAAGGTTCACATTTGCTTGATGATTAGTGAAGTGACCCGTCTGATCGTCGAACTCACCGAGTTCGAAGAGAGTAAAATCAGCGGGATGCTTGGCGAGAATATGATCCGGGCGTTCTATAGACGCCAGAAGAATCCGAAGAGCGGCTCCAGATGATTGAGCGAAAAAGGGCTGCATATAGGCTCCGACTTTACAGTCGAAGAAGGTGTAAACTTTAACTTTCATTTTCGTAGTGCCTTTCTAGTAGTTTAAAACGCGAAAGCTGAATTTGCTCCTTTACTCGAAGGCGTTCCCATTCGAGCTCTAACGGATCAACTTCAGCTAATTTGCGTTTACGTTCTGATTTAATTTTGTCCCACTCGTGGGGAAAGTCAATCTCATATCTTCGATCGTAATAAGCCGGTGGACGTACCTGAACGGACTTATGTTTTCGCAGCAGAGTAACGAAATCATCTG